CTCCCCCACCTCCGCCGCCGCCGCCCCAAATGGCTCCGAGCGAGGCATCGACATTTATTGCTCTGCGTGTGTGAAAAGCGGTTCCGCCCGTCCCCCCATTGTCACCGTTCCGTCCGTTGTTTGCTCCATCGCCCGCATCTCCTCCCGCGCCCTGAATGCGTCCGGCATCGATGAGGTAGATGTTCACTCCTGCAGCAAATGAGCCAACATCAAACCCATAGCCCGCTGAGTTAGAAGAGCCGACCACGACGCCGGGGTTGATGTAGACGATAACGTTGTCGCCACTTACAGCAACGGGATAGAGTTGGTCGTGGATCGTCTCAAGGTTGAGATTATTTTGGTTCGTGGTGATGGTGATGATGTCATTGGTGAGTCCTATCGGCGTACTGGTTTGCTGTTCCTCCGCCGTTGCGGTTACGCCGTCCTCCTCTGATTTCACGCTCACGAGTTGAACGGGAACGGTGTCTTGCATGCCGTTGAAGTCCTGGATCGGCCAGGCGGTCAGACGGTATCCAACGCCGGGCGAGACCGCTTGCGATCCTCCCTCGAATAGCTTGAAGCTAAATTTCCTTGGTGGTCTACGATAGCGACTCAACAGGATGTCGTTGAGCCGTTCGGCTGCGGTCAATCCACCGGCAATAATCCATCTTGAGTAAATCTTGCGGATGGCCGACGTGCCGTAATCGGCTTCGGCATCAGTGTCGACAGTGACCGCGACGTTGGCAAAATTGCTTTCTTCATTAAGTGGACGGAGTGGATCGCGCTGTCCGAAGAAGGTCCAAACCTGCGAGGCTCGTTTGTCTGGTTGCTCCTCGATCGTTAGCGTGTCCTTGACGAATGCGCTTTCATCCAGAGCCGCAGCAGAGCTGGCAATAGTGCGAAGCACCTGCAAATTTATCAGCGATGGATCGTCCGACCACCAAACTGATAAGCCAGCCTGTTCAATCAATTCCGAAACGAGCTTGTTGACTGAGGTCGGCTCGGCGATGGTTCCGGTGTAAACCTGATTCAGAAACGCCGCCGTCTCGATGCGCCACGCCGCCAACGGAATATACTGAGTTGGGACACCGGCATAGTTGGCTAGAAGGTCGGCAATGATGTCGGCAACATCCTCGCCACTGTATCTGAGGACGACCTGAACTCTCTCGTCGGGATCATGGGCTGAGGCAGTGGTGCCGAGCGATCCTCGATCAGTTGCGGTTAGCGTATCCGCTACGCGTGTGAAGGTGATAATTTCGTTTCCGCCAATGACCGCAAAGCCCGACGTGGGATATTCAAGATCGCCAACCCCAGCGGGAACGATGTCTATCGTGTTGCTGACTGCTGTTTCTGACCCGGCTAGTCTCCCCGTATTAACAGCCGGGGCTTGCGCTCTATCCCCGTCGAGAAGCTTTAGAACGTCCTTTGCTATCAGGGAGAACTTGCCATCCATCCCTGGCCCGGACGTGTTCTCGACAATGAATGCACGCTCCTGCATTCCGTCGAGCGTCTGACCTTCCAACCCATCAAACAGACGACAGGCGCTTCCCTGCAGAAAAGGGTTGCGAGCACGAAACTTGCCCGCCCACGTTCCCTGCTCAAACGGGTCATAAGTTCTGTCCGCTAGATAGCGATCATAGCCGGGCCCGGTATCGCTATGTGGTGCGTCCTTGAACGTTATCTGTAGGGAAGCCCGCTCACCGAGATTCTCCCCCAGGCTAATAACGGCCGGGGTGTGATCCACGCTATCGATGTTTGGATAGGCGTCGATGTCTTTCGGCAGATAATCGTTAGGCTTTGCAAACCGGAGCGTGACGCTGTTGAACTGCTTAACCGCAATGGTGAAGCAAACACCTATTGCCGTGGCGGATAGATTGAATGTCCCAGGATCAATCGACTCTGCCTTGGCAAGCAACCGAGCCGCCGAAACAGACGCGCCTGTGGTTAGGGTTCCTCCCTGACTGTTGAGTCCGTCGACAAAGGAAATCGGATATTCGTCAACCGCGGCAACCGAAGATGCACAAAATGCCGCAATCCAGAGTGTTTCTAGGTTTCCCCATCCTGGCTGGCTCAAGGGTGGATCGGGAAACTCTGTGGTTGTTGCGGGGGTGAAAGATGTAACGCTTATTCCTAGCGCAAGAGAGCCCTGCCAGTTGTTATTGAGAATGCGAAACACCTGCGCGGCAGCGGTCTCCGACGCTGAAGTCACAAAATCGACTGTTGTCCCACCCTCGGTTCCCAACGCTATTTTGGCAAAGACAGACCCGCGAACATCCACCCCGTTTGCTGCAGTGGAAAGCAATCCCCAACCGGCAGGCGTTGTGACCGTTGCATTGCCATCGTTGGCAAATATCAACAGAAGCAGATCGCCGACGACCACTGTCGTTGGCATAGCCACGAGATGAGACGTGGCATTTACCGCGAACAGCGTTTCGGTGCGCGACTCAACCTCGGGACTGCCAAGCCTGAAGTTGGCTAAGTCCTGGCAGCTTGCTCTGCTATTGAAGCATTTCGAGTCGCCGGAAAGAGCAGCGGTGCAGGGTGCCACTCCATAGGTGTTTGCACATCTCGGAAGATCGAGCTCGAAATATCGCAGCCGCTTCACGACACGATACCGGCCATGTCAAAATCGACCGCCGCATAACCATCAATGTCGAAGGTCGGCAGCGGGTTGTTTTGTAGCCAGGCAAACCCCGTCTCCTCGGGGTAAGTCAATGGACTCCACGCATAAAAGAACGGGTTCTCGGCGGCAAATTCTAGGAACGGCATTAGCTGTGCTCGAACCCATGCCTTTGACAGATTGGCAAAAGAGGCATTGGAACGAGCCTGCGAGGAGATGGTAATCCGCCCGAGGAAGGCGCCATTCTCACTTCGCCCCGATACGATTTCGCGCTCCTCCGCTAGGGGCAAAGGCGTGTGGTCGGCCTGAATGCCTTGTTCGAAAACCGTATATTCTCCCGCATACACCACAGCCATTTCCGCGGGAGACGTGCCGGTGACAAGGATTATTCTAAGGTCCTCGATATTCGACGCCGACATGGGGCTTTCCGCATCCGGCGACGTGAAAAGAAAAATGATTGGACTGTTGTCGTTAGGCACGAATGGGGTGATGACACCACCGCCCCCGCCTATCGGGCTGCTGTCGGTTGCTATTTCAAGCCCGACCGCTACGCCCGCCGTGGAAAAATTGTGCCCTGCGATTGCAACGTAGTTGATGGTTTGTGCGCCCGAAACGTCAATGCGAAAATACTCGATCGCGCTTTCGGGAGATTCGGTTGCGTCGTGCTTCCACTTTAGCGCGGTGCTGGGATTGGCGACGTTGCTGGCGGGAAAGTCGGGATCGGATTCCGCACTTACATTGACAACGGTCACAACGTCTCGCCAACAGATGATAGGCAGATCGGACAATGTGATCGTCCCGTCTGTCTTAATCATGTGACCCGCAGAACCGCGCCGTCAGCGATGACGCCATTCAACCCCGTTATCAGGCGCTTGAAATGTTCGGGTCCAAAACTCTCGCCCTCGATTGTGATGTTCACCGATTGCTGTAAACCTCCCCCTTGGTTCCCACCGCTCCTCGATGCTGCCCCAGCCGCTGCCGTTGCTCCCTTTCCCCCGCTCGACTTCATGGCCTTGCTGCCGGTGCCGGGCTCGGTTGAAACGATGGTTGCAATTTGCGCAGCACCTAGTGCCGTAACTGCTGCTACCTGCGCCCAGTTGAGCGGGAATGGGAGTTTGAGAGCTTCAGTAATCGCTTGCGCCGTATTGATAACGGCCTGGGCAATAGCGACTGCCTTGTTGTCTTTGAACAGAGTGCCAAGGGCCTGTCCGACCGTATCGGCAACGCCGAGCCATCCCGCCGCCAGCTTCAACGTGGCTAGTCTGTTCTCCTCTACTGAGTCCGTAATGGCTTGCCAGAATGCGGGATCATCCGCCATCTCGCGGAGCAGTTCGGCGTGGGCTTTACTGAATTCTTCAATGTCGCTTGTCGCACCCTGAATGCCCTTGGCGAACGTACTCACCCCGCCGATTGTATCATTCTCTCCGGAGACCAGCGGCGAGGCCGACGCACCGAATTGTGGAAGGCCCAGCCTTGCAAAACGGTCTAGGGCATCTCCAAGGCGAGTTGCTCGCTCCTCCATTCGTTCTGCGAGAGCGGCGGCACCTGTAAATGCATCGCCAAGAACCTTTCCGAGTCTCTCGCCAAGCCTCGTTAGGGTATTGAGGTCCGCCTGTGTTGCCTCAAAGTTTTTGTCTAGCTCTTTGAGAAACCCCTGTGCCACGCCAAACTTGAAGGCGTCCCCAAGATCCTGCAGGTTCCCCTCGGTTTTCTTCGCAGCATCACCGATCGGACCACCAAGGGTCTCGGCGAGTTTCAAGGACTCACTTACGAGCTGCTCGAGACGCCTCAGTCCCCGAAGTCCAAAATCACCGGCGAGAAGTCCGGCGCCGAGTTTGCTGACTGTGAGGAAGGATGCTCTAAGCCCCGCTAGGGACTTGACCATCTTGGTTGTATTGGTCGCGACGGCCTGGGACGATTTTCCCAGATCGCGAATGAATGCCGCCGTCTGCAGCGATAGGTCAACGGTCAGGCTGCCAATCTGCGCCATTGGTTATTTCACCTTAGTGGCTTCCGCTGCAATGCCAGCCCACAGTTGTTCACCTATGACGGCAATTGCATCCTCACCCTTCGCATCTATGGCTGGGCGAATGAAAGGCTGTGCTGCTGAATGAGAGGTTCCGAACTCGACGAGGTGAGCATATCGCGATGCAGGAGGCCTAAAGCCGATCGCCGCTTTGCGCTCGCTGTCTTTGGTCGCTCTCACCATGACGACGGTGATTGAATCCTCAAGTGCTCCTGTCCTGACCGGCACGAGAACCCTGGCTAGGTCGGCGATGATTTCCCCGCCAGCCTTCAGTGCCTTACCTCCTAGCTTTCGGGCTGGGATGGGACCTAGTTCTTTGAGGGCCTTTTCCAGTTCCAGCGCCCCCTCGATTTTGACTTGCACTTCCATCAGGCTTCATCCCCGCAAAAGCGATTTGCAACTGTGCCTTCAGTAGTCTGCCGTCAATTTTCTTGGATGCTCTCACGCGAGGGCCAGGAACGAAATCCAATGCCTCGAAGGGTTTTGTTTTTTTCTTGGAGTCGCGATGCACGTTGGCAATCGTCGCTGCGACGATACCCGAGATGAAACACTCAGCCTCCCAACCCCACGGTTCGAGTTGGTAGAATTCCAACCACTCGGCAAACTCTTGGGCTGAGAGACGTTCCTCAAGTTCCGCGACGGTACAACCGAGCACCGCCGCTAGGCGGAAGCTGAATCGTCGGCGTCCGTCGCGCCTGAGTTTCCCGGTGGTGAGCCGTTCACGCGCTTGATTGCAGCGCTAAGTTGCTCGGCGATGCGTGGCATCACACTCTGAACGGTTTCTTCGGTAAACGCTCGTTTGCCATCTAGGAAACAACAGGCACAAAGAATTGCAAGGCCCAACGCCTCTGCATCTCCGTTGGCCGCATTACGGAGCCTGTTCTGTTCTCCAATATTTAGCCCTCGAACCTCTACCTCATAACCTTCAACATCAACAATCTCGGACGGGCGCTTGGTCACAGCTTTCAGGAAATCACTCATTAGGGAAGCGTCCCGATCACGCCTTCATACAGTCCGACCGGCAAAGCCTGCGGCTTGAGCGAGAACGACAGAACCATATCCCCGTCGACTTCCATGTTCTGAATCTCAGCGTTGATGACATAGCAGGCAGAGAACTCGATGAACTCGCCAGGACTGTTCCCCTGTTCCAGAAGAATCTGCCAGGGCAAGACGGCACCGAGCGCATCGTCCTGAATAATTTGCTGATGCATTGCCTCCTCGGGATCATAGAACAACTCAACCGCAATCTCGGGAATGTCGGCCATGTTCTTCTTGTGAACGTGAACCGTGTCCGAGAGAGTGGTCACGTCCCGCAACGCGCGACCGATTCCGACCGGACCGATGCTGCGCACCTTAGCCACGACAGTGCCGTTTCGACGGAGCTGTGTGCCTTGTGTGTCCTGAACTTCTGCCATCTTTTAGGTCTCCAAGTGTCCGACGATGTAATCCTGCACGACGCGATAAATCCCCGTAGTCCCCGCCTCCTCCTCGAAGAAGGCAATCTCATTATCTATCCTGGTCGAGCCGACATTCGTGTCGCGCATCGAGCCATAGAAACCGTCAAGGCTTCTCCTCACCGCATCAGCCAATGCCTCGGCTGCCTTTGCCGTTGTCGCCCAGCAATTCACTGAAATGCGGCGCCGTGCCTTTCCACCCGCCCCTGCGAGGACATGAACCCGCACCGCCGAAACCTGATTGTAGGTGATTGCGGGATACGTCGGGTTCTGCGGCAAGAGCTGCGGATAAATCCTCGAACTGACGATTGCGGAGACTGCCGGGGCATTGCCGAGGAAGGCGACGAAATCGGCGAGCATCAGGTCTCCGCCCTTCTCGCCGCTAGAATGCGCAAGCCCTCACGCCAGCCCATTTCGTGAACCGCCATGATGTCGAAAATCTCGTTGTCAGTGGGGGTTAGGGTGACCGGATACACAATCCGGTCCAATGGACTCACATCGGCTAGGTCGGTTGTCCATCCCACATGAAACTCGTCCTGCTCTCGTCCGACGAACTGATCGGAGATAAACCGTTCCGTTCCACTCACCGCGAACTTTGACGCCCACCGCGCCCGTCCTATCCTTGTCCAGGTCGGAATGGGTTGGCCGTTTTCGTCGCGGACATCGGTCCTGCGCTCGATGGAAATCCTTCGATCGAGCTCACCCCTCTTGAGCATTGAGAGCCTCCGCCAGGTCCATCATTGGAAAGCACCGCATCGCCGAGTCGGGTGTCGCGTTGATGATCTTGATTCCGTCCGGCAGAATCTTCGCTGCCCTCTCAAAATGCCTGATCCACCGCGCGAAGTTTCGCCTTCCCTCGGTTCGCCGCGGCATCCTTGGATGTTCGCCGAAGAAGTGACTGCCCTGCATGTCAAACCCAACAAGCACGACCGTCTTTGCACCAAACATCAAGGCAAGGTTGACGGCCTGAAACCCGCTGTTGCCCCCTTGATGGATAATCCCAGGCTCGAACGAGAAGCCTTCAATCAACCTCCTGCTTGGGACGAACTTCAAGCCGAACTGTTTGACCGCGCGATTGGGGTAATTCTTGCTGACCGTCGTCCACTTCTCACCACGGAAAAACCGGCATCCTTCATGCAGTATCCACCACTCGTCGTCGGCTGCATAAAGCACGTCTGCAAATGGCAGGAGGAGGTAGGCGTCGTTTACTGCGATGCATTTATGCCCGCGGCATTGCTCGGCGACCTCACAATCAAGCGAGGGTCCGCTGCCTGCGACAACCCACAACATCAGGCAAGGCTGTCATCTATCTTGAAGGGCCGAAGCATTTCTTTGAGATCGTCATTTGGGCGACCACCTTCCCGAACCCCATACAGACTGGCCGCATAGAGTTTGATCGCTGCCTTAAACAGTTCAGGAATGCCCAAGTCCTCGATTGGAGAGCCGGTAGTGTCAACATAGCCAGCGCGGTAGCGGATGCGCACGGCGCTCGGAGCTCCGTCGACATTGGGCCATAAGCCGGTCGAGCCGAGATAGATACTGCCCCCAGCAATGTCGGTAAAGAATCCGGTAAATGCCACCTCGGAGGTATCTCGGGCAAAGGCGCCAACGATTTCTAGAAGTGGGCCCCTTTGCAGATAGAGCGGACCCTGTGTAGGGAAGGCATCAAAAAACTCGTCCCACGTCTGATCCACGAGAGCGACGCCAGTGAACCTCTCAGCCCACTCTGTTGCTGCTTTTGTACATGCGTCGATATATTCGTCGTCCTCGTTGGTATCCTCACGCTTGAGATGCTGTTTCATCTCGTCAAGCGATATGGCCGACTCCGTCGATCGCTCGATAAGCCTGAGCATTAGTCGATGCCCTTATAGTGGCCCATCGGCCCCCGGTCGCCCTTCTCGCCCTTGGCGCCGTTCTTGCCGTCTTTGCCGTCGCGGCCACGCTTAACGATGAGTTTCCAGTTTTCGCTCGTCTCGGGCTTGTCCGTGGTTTTTGCTAACGAGACGAACAATGAACCGGCAAAGGTGACAATCGATCCTCTCTCATACTCAGCGGCTGCCCATATCCCCTTATAGACATCGGCAAACGCCTCTGCCGTAACAATACCATCCTCACCCTTGGGGCCTTGTTCCCCATCCTTGCCATTGATCCCGTCTTTACCATTCGCGCCGTCGCGCCCTGCAGGACCGGGCACACCCGGCAAACCATCCCGCCCATCAGCGCCAGGCTCGCCCTGTTTTCCCGGTTCGCCATCCTTGCCGGGTGGTCCCACAAGGGCCTTGGCCTCAAGCATTAACCCCTCGATCTTTTCCTCAAGTGCCTGAATCTTCTCCCCACACAACGCCGCCTGAGCATCGAAGGCTTTGCGAAAGTCCCTCCGTTCGTTCGCAACGACTTCCCCCAGCAAGTCGGCAAGCGTGTCACGCAGCTCGGCGTTCATGCGCTCGCGCTTTTCTGAGAATGTCCTTGATGGAAGGGATGATGTCTCGCTGATTATCGCCCCCGCTGTTGTCATTGGTTGGGTCTCCGCTCGGTGGAGTCGGCTGGGCAGGTGTGGGTGGCGCCTGCGTCTTGAAAGGATCGTCCTGGGCGTCTCGTTTCGCGAGTGCCTCTAGGCTGAAATTCTGCTGCTGCAGATAGGGGCTCTTGCCACCTTCCACAGGTGGAAGATCGAATCTCGCTCGCCCCTCATTCGGGGAAATGATGCCAGCCTTTGAGAGAACGTCGACTGTCGTTGCTTGCGAGATGGTATCCATGCGGATCAAACCATCGGTGCAGAACTCAACTTTGGTTCCTGATTTCATCTCAAGCCCGCGCATTAAACAGGCCTCGATGTCCTCAAGCTGCTTCTGAATCGCCTGGGAGTAATACCAAAGGTTAAGAGCTTCTACGTTGTTGCTCACCGGAACCGGTCCGGCTCCAATCATGTAGAGCGGGACATGGAACACCGAGCAAACCCATTCGGCAGTAACCTTCGCCATTTCAAGCATCTGCGAGTCGGTGGCCGTGACAGCCATCGGCTTGAACTCAAGCCCATCACCTAGAACTGCAGTCTTGCCGGTGTTATCTCCCTCGGGCCCATAGCGGTTTTCCCATTCCCGCTTGAGACGTTCCGCGGTTTCCTGGGGGATGGTGTTTGGCGTGGTGATAATTCCACCAGGCAGGGAGCGATTGGCAAAGAACGTCGCGGCATTGGTCTGGATGTTGAGCCCGAGCGTCGCCGCCAAACCCGCTGCATAGAGGGGGGAGATTCCAATCAGAGGACTAAACAGGCAGTTCATCCGATCGTGGATAATCTCAGAGGCAGGAACGACGGTCGATGTCGCCACACCGCTCAGATTGTCCTGATCGAGTTGGTAGAAAACATCTCCGCCAGTAGAGAGCAGAACCGTCACCGCACAGGGATCGAGTATCCACATGCGCCGGACTACATTCCGGTCATCCCTGCCCTTTAGAACGTAGGTGTTGCCCTTCCATAGTTTCGAGAGTATCCAATTTTCCCAAAACTGGTTGGGTGTTTGAAACTGGTTTGGTTCTCGCAGGACCGGATCGTAAGCCGAACTGTCGTCCTCTTTCCAAATCTCCCCTACCTTGCGCTTGAACTCGGGCGAACCCAGCTTGGACACGTCCCCAGCGATTAGGGTCATGCAGGCAAAAACGGCATGGTTCGAGGTGACGTTGACGAGGTCGAGCTTGATGTTCCTCTGCCACGCCCCGGCGAACGGCTCAAAGATCGTCGTCCATCCCCGACCGCGAGCGGTAGGCACCATGCTCAGGCCAGGTGGTGCCTTGACCGTCAATTCCCGCGAAGGCCTGGTAATCTCGAAGCCGAAAAAGCGCATGCGCTATTTGGCTTTCATGTCGCGGCGGTCATAGGTTCCCGCCGCCGAGACTGCCGTTTTTTTACGAGCCGGGGCTTTTGATGCCGTACCTTTGGCCGCTGGCTTTGCCGAACGGGTTTTCGCGGACGCCGGGGCTTTGCTCGCTTGGTCATTGACCACCTCCGCAATCCCTGCAGTCGATAATACCTTCACGTCACCCCGTTTCGTAACGTTGAACACGGCACCAGGTTCGATGCTTTGTTTATCGTAACGGAAGCTCTTGCTTTTCAGCGATCGCATCTTGGGCATTGTCTTTCTCCAAAAAAGACCCGAGCCCCGCTTTGGGGCTCGGGCCAACCCAGGGAGGTTTTACGCACGCACTTAAAACTAGACGTTCACGCCAGAAGCCTCGCCCCACTCAACCTGGGCAAGCTGTTGTACGGCCTCAGTGCGACGACGCGCCCAAGAAACCGTCCGCTCTGCGCGGAAGGCCACCGAGTTTGTCTGAAACATCGAGACCATTGTCGTTGCGGTGACGGTCGGGCCCGACGCATTTGTCGGAGCATCGTCCATCTGCAATGCCGTTTGGTCGGACATCGAAACGTCGACGCCGCCGTCATCGGCAAACCAGATGTCATTCGCATTGACGAGGAACACGTCGCGGCCTTCGGTCGGGGAGTCGGTGGTTTTCCCGATGAACTCCGAGACGATGACCGGCAACCCTTGCAGGCGACCACCGGACATGGCGATCCCTGGAAACTCAGGCTGCCCTAACGCATTAGTGAGCAGCGAAAGCTGCAATGCCGTCACTGCCGACATCACCCACACACCAGTAGAAGGCGTGTTGTTCACCGCGAGATATGCCGCCATGACACTGACCATATCAGCACGAACGGAGTCCGCATCGCGGCCGCTCGAATTGATTGGCGTCACGCCGTTGGAGATGGATGCAGGAGAGGAACTATCTGCACCCTTCTGAGGATCGAGAAAGTCCTCATCAATCCTCGCTGCGACGGCTTTCGCCAAATCGTCACGCAGGATTGCATCTACGCTCGGGCTTGAGTCCCTAAGAAGCTCCATCGTCGCAACGGAAATTGCGGCGACCTTGTACGGGAGCAGATAGGTGCTGGCGAAGGTCGGCTTGCTAACCGGCTTGGGCTGGCCCTCTCCCACCCAGTAGCCTGTCGTTCCGGCGGTCTGTGACGCGAGAATGGTCCGGAACGGAACTCGCCGAAGTGATGGAATGCCGTTCGTGCCGAATTGCCCGATGATGGTCAACGGGCGCAGATATTCGACAAAATCGGCAAACACGCTGTTGACGTTTACCAGTTGGCTTGCCCAGCCACTCACCGTGGTCGTGCCCGCAGCAACCGCTGTCTTGTGCAGGATGTCCTGCAGGTCGGTGTGCTCGGGGTAGAGTTGCTTGGCAATCTCGTAAGGTGGAATGCTGTCCATCTTCGCGAGCGCCTTGCAGCGTGCGAGTCGAGCAAAGGCAATGCCCTTGTCGAGGTTGGTTGCGCGCACGCTAATGCGGGGAGCCGCAAGGCCCTGCCGCGTGGCAGAACCATCTTCGGCCGTTTCGCCGTGGACTGGTACAGCCTTTACCACCTCAGTCTTGAGCAGATGATTGAGCCGCTCAAGATGTTCATCACAGGCCTTCACCTCGTCCTTCAGGGTATCGTATTCCTCAGCCTTGTCGGCATCGAGGGATTCGTCGCCTGACTCCTCCATGATTTTAGCCATTGCGGCTGCTTTCGCCTGCCGCTTGGCTTCGAAGGCTTTCACCCTCTCTTGCGTCGTCTGCATTTTCAGTTTCTCCGGTGTCTTGGGTTTTGGTTTGACGCTTGTGTCCCGAGACGCCGGGTCGGTTACTTGCCCCATGAGAGCGCGGACCTTTGCGGTCGAAATCGTTCCACTGAGGCTAATACCAATCTCCGCATCATTGCCTGTCGCGGCTAACACGGGTTCGGTATCAAAGCTTTTGATTGTTTGAATAGTAGCATCCGCATTTGCGGGGATGGTCACGAGCGAGAGTTCGAGCACTTCGCTTTCGATGAAGCGGATTCCTCCATCGTCCATGAACGACTGTTCAAGCGCGCGGAAACCGATGGACACTCCTCGCACGAGACCGGCCTTGATTTCCTCCCATGCCGTGTCAACCCGATCCTTCAAGGGTCCGGCAACTTCGATGTTTGGCAGGCGCGCCTCGAAGTTGATACCTTCGGGAGTCGGCTTGCTGAACTTCACCGTTCCAACTGGCTGATCGGAGCGATGCTGCCACAGCAAGGGCATAGGGTTTTTGAACTTCACACCGAGCGGTTCGATGATGTCACCGACCCGATCGGGCGTGGGTGTGGTGGCGACGCCAGTGATGACGCGCTTGTCCTCCCCGACCGCTTTCACGGTCAGGACGGCATAGGCCCGGTTCATGGGCGGTCTCCTTCATTCGCAACTAGGCTTGCGTTTCATGCGAAAAAATAAATATGGGCGTTCTAAGTGTTTGAAAAGCAACGACCGGCTTTTGCTAAGTCATTGATTTGCAACTAGGTCGATTTTACTGCAATCCCGACTTGTGCTATTATAGCAACACTGGGCAAAACGCTCAGCGGCTCTTTGACATTGCAGGAGAACTACTATGATCGTCAGAGCATACTTCTATGACGAGGCGCCAGCCATCGGCCAGGGTTGGAGAAGGGCCATCGTCGAACGAGAGGGCCGAATTTGGGTGCGCCTCATCAACCCCAATACCTTCGCCGTCTGCAAAGTGCGCCGCTCGATTTGGGACAAAATCGAAAAGCGCTCATCCGAGCAGAGTAAGCGTGAGCTAAAAAAGAAGGGCATGTCTTACGTTCAGACCATCGACACGCTTGCCCTCGGCGTTCAGGAGGACAAGCCGCAGAGCGTTGAGCATCACAAGGCCAAAGTCTCTGCTTTGAAAAAACGGGTGCTCCGTGCCCTGAACTCTCTGTGAAAAACCCAGCCCCTCCGCGAGGAGGGGCTTTCTTTTTGCCTTCAGGTTTGCAGATAGAGAACGGTGAACAGCACTATGGCGAGCAGGATGAAGCCGGGCTGCAGTTCAATCATGCTACGGGGTCGATGCAAGTGCAGGGATGTCGCCGCGGAAGCCGGTGTTACCCCGAAGGTTTTTGCGAATCGCCGCTCTCAGGATGGCTTTCTCGGCCAAGTCCCAGGTAAGCACACGATAGTCACCTGCCGTTTTGGTTTGATTATAGGTCGCAACGAGCGCCTTGATTGCATCTACAATCGCCTTGTCGGCGGCAAGTCCGATATTACTAAGTGCCTTTGCCATTTTAGTCCTCCTAGATGAACATCATTTTGAAGTCGCGCGGCGGTTCCTCTTTCTCAGGGACAACGCCGATGGCCATTGCAAGAGCCACCATTCCATCGATGCGCCCTGAGCTCTTGGCTTTGGTCAATTTTCTATTCCCTGCCGGATCGGTTTGAACCACGGCATTCGCCGCGCACATCTTCAAGACAGGATGATCGCCGTGGGCAATCCTGCCGTTTAGGATTTCCCCCTCAAGCGTTCTGAGAGCAGGTGACATCGATTGAAACCCCTGCCCGAACTCTACAAATCTCTCGTCAATCATCGCCTCGGTAAATCCGGCCCGCAACAGACAAGGGCGAAGGTGCCGGAAGTTCCACCGGTCGAAAGCCAGCTTACGGATATCGAGCCGCTTGAAATCATCGAATAACTGCTGTGCCACATAATCGTAATCGACACTCTTGCCCGGCGCTGCAATGACATGCCCTTCCTTGGCCCATTGGTCGTAAGGAACCCGGTCCTTGCGCGCCTTATCCGCTAGGCCTTCTGCAGGAAGCCAATATTTCGAATGGACCTGCCAAACGTCGTCAGCCTTGGCGATGTATTCCGCCGCTGTGAGATCAGCGACCTCCGATAGATCAAGCCCTCCATAAACCGGCAGGCCCTCGATAGGAGTGGGCTTTGCGTTACATGTCTCCCAAAGCGAGCGAGAAACGAACGGACTGTTTGCCTCGACCCTTTGATTGAGAACAAGGTTCCTGTATTCGTTCTCCCGAGACGGCATGCGCTTGGCATCAGCCGCCATCCCGCGCACTTCCCGCGCGTTCAGAAAATCTCCAAACGCAGGATTGGCCTTTATGATAGTCGCTTCAGCGAAAGGATCGTCCTCAATTGGTGCCGTGTAGAGTGAGACAACCACGCGAGGATCATGTTGAGCCAGAGCATCATCAATAAGAACCGACAATAAGTCCGCATCGGTCGGTGCCTGTGTTGAAATGATGACGGATAAGGGTTCTTCCTGTGCGCCGGTAGCCGTTTCCAGCGCCTCATAAAGATGTGATCGCGGGCCCTGCACCTGCCCGAGTTCGTCATGGACAATGAACACAGGCGAACGGCCGAAAGCTGTTGCGGCCTCCGCAGATAGGGCTTTGTACATAGTACCGAGACTCGGCACCATCAGTTCCTTGACAGTGTCCCGTATAACGACCACAGCCCGCAGGTCCGGCGACATGCGAACAATCTTCGCGGCAAGCTCGAAGATGACCGCGGCCTGGTCTCGCGACTGCGCCGCGCTATAGAGTTGCGAATTGTAAACCTTCTCTGGACCGCAGAGATGCAACAACAAGAGGAACGCGGCTAATGCCGTCTTGCCGTTCTTCCGACCGAAGGAGACAATTGCCCGCCTCGTCCCCGACGGGTTGTCGTAAATTTTCGATATTTCCTTGCGCTGCCACGGACGGAGTTTAACCGACTGCCCGATCAACTTTCCCTCCGGCACCCTGCAATAATTCTCGATCCATTTTATATTGCGGAGGCTACGCTTTGGCAGAACCATCAAAATCCCATGGCATAGCACTTGAGGCCCGCTTTGACGCCGTGGCCGCGGCTTGTGGCGTATAGCGCGCCTGATTGGTTAGACGGAGTTTTGTGGCCTTGTCGACTGCGGCACGGCATTCAAGATCGCGGATTTTCAGCAACTCGTGATAACGCTTGGCCCCCTCAGCGCTCTTGACCCATTCTGAGTGGAAGTCATCGATGGTCTTGGAAACAGATTCGACGACCGCACGATGTCGGCAATAGTCCAAAAGCAGTGCTTTAAGCACCGCCGTTTTGAAGAAGTCAGCAGGTTCGCTAACAACCGTCGCGCGCCAGATTTCTGCCTGCAGCTCGGTACATCCTTGCGGAGGTGGCGGGCGCTGTCCGAACTCGACGCTGGTAAGGACAACACCTTTAGATGCTGCAGACTTACGGCCGCGCTGTTGCATTACGACTTTCTCTTTTTAAGCACCTTTGCAAAGGTGCTTCCTCCATCAAGTTTGGCTTCCTTGCCAGTAAATGATTGCCAACGTTCGATGCTGACATCACAATATCTCGGATCAATCTCCATCGCATGGCACGCTCTGCCAGTCATTTCGGCGGCAATGATCGTGGTTCCAGATCCGATAAATGGGTCATAGACCGCCTGCCCAATTGAGGAATTGTTTTCTATAGGGCGCTTCATGCATTCGACAGGCTTCTGTGTACCAAGGCCCCATGTCCGTTCATGATTGGCGTTTCCGAAGGAGTTGTTATTTTTGATCTCCCATACAGTCGTCTGCTTTCGGTCACCCGCATAAGAACCCTTGCCCCTCACGGCGTACCAACAAGGCTCATGCTGCCAATGATAGTCACCACGCGACAAAACGAAGTGCTGCTTAACCCAAATAATTTGAGCTCTGGTCGAAAAGCCAGCAGCAATTAGAGTCTCTTGGACGAGAGCGGTATGAAGACCGCTGTGCCACACATATGCAGTCGAGCCTGGGAAAAGCGCC